CCTTCACGCCGCGCGCCACGCTCCAGGCCCTTGTAAAACTTCGTCGGCTGCGTCAGCGCGCGCACCAACGCCTTGTGATACGTCGGCAATTCCTCCGTCTTGAAACTCGGCAGCTCCGACATCGTCGCCAGCGCCGCCGCCCCGATCCCCGCCTCCGAATACAGCGGAACGCCCGCCGCGTAACCAGCGAACTCGGTCAGGCTCAACGCCGCCGTCTCAGCCGCGCGAAACCCTATCGCGCTCGCCTGTTCCGGAGTCAGCTTCAACCGCGGATCCGCAGCCATCTTTACCACCGTCAACGCCCCCTCCGGCGTCGCCCCCAGATTTATCAGGTCCGCAGCCTCCTTAAACGTCCGGCCTCGACCCATCTCATGCCGCGTGATGCCCGACATCGACGCGATCGTCTGGAACAGCGGCACCGCGACGTCATGCTCCAGACCCGCACGCGCCCCCAGAACCGTCGCCCGCCGTTCCGCCTCCGGACCCAGCAACGTCGTCAGCGGGATCCCAACCTTCGCCATCCGCTCTTGATGACCGGCAATCTTGGCGTAGTATTGGTCTAGCTCACGCACCAGCGCCACCACGCTGCCCAGACCTGCCGACACACCCAAAAACCGGAACATCGTCTGCGCAACGCGACCCACCGACATATCCATATCGTCCGTCGCCTTCCCGACAGACTTCGTCTTCCGCTCGATGTGCTCCATGCCCTGCGCCATCTGCACCAACTGACGGATCCCGCGCGCGCTCTCCGCATCGATCCGCAACGTCACATCAGCCATTTATACACACTCCACGCAAAAACCCCGTGTTAGGCTCAAGCGAAAACCCGGTAGCAGGCTCAAGCGAGCGAAGCGAGACGTGCCTGCTACCGGCTTTTCGCGCCCCGCTCAAGTCGCACCCACACCTCAATCCGGCCTCCCCAACCCGATCAACCCATCCAACCCCGACCACACCGCCAACTGACCGAACGTCGGGTAATACTCCCGAAAACCGCCCGTCACCCATCGGACGTATTCGAGTCCGGCGACCGTTTTTTTTTACCCTCCTCCGCCACTGCAGCCCCGTACATCGTCATCCGAGGACCGTCCACTAGCGCCCACCGAATCCGGTTTATCGCCTGCTCCGTAAACAAGCCCAGCGCGCTGAACGTCCACCGGTTCCCGAAATAGTTCACCGCCAGCACCTCGCTCGCCAGCGCCAGCGCCTCGGCCCAATCCTGCGTGTACCTCCCCGACTCCGCCAGCGCATCAAACACCTCCTCCGCCCGCCGGCTTATCGCCACAAACTCCGGCAGCAGCTCCTTAAGCACCTCCCCGTGAACCCCCAGGCTCAGCCGGTGCGGCAGGCACGTCCCATGCGGAAACACCCGGGCAACCGGCACCAGCCACTCCTGACCGTCCAGCAGTTCCACCGGATACCCGTCCACCTGTTCCGGACGCGCCAAATCTTCCGGCGTCGGACGACGCGACGTCTCGTATCCCACCCAGTACGCGCCGTCCGCGCACCCGCACCACGTCTGCTCCTCCGGGTAATACCCCAGCCGAGGACACCGCGCCGCCGGACCCCCCACCGCTATCCCCCCCGCGCCCCCGTCCGGACCGTTCCGATGTACCGTCGAAAACGCCGGACCCCCGCGGGTGTCCACCGCGCCGCGAAGCCCCAGCCCGTCCAGATCCATGTCCTTCGCGACCCGCGCCCCGGGCCGGTAAAACAACAACAGAGCCACGCCAAGCTCCTACTAGGTAATCGCCGCCGCCGCGCTCACCACAAGCGTCGCATTCACCGCGTCGTAAATCGGATTGATCCGAACCACCGCATCTGCCCCGCCTCGAGCTGCGCCGCCCAAACGGTCCACCGTCACCAACCCCTTGGCGATCGTGAACGACACGTGCTCCTCCGTCTCGTCTGCCACGTTCCCCCCCTCGTTCGACTTCGCCCGCAAATACACCACGCTGTCCGTCTCGGCCTGTGCCGTGCCGTCCAGGCCCAGCGTCGTCAATGTCTCGGCCTTCCGCGTCGTCACCACGATCGACGGGTTCAGCCGCTCACGAATCGACAAAAACGTCGGCCAAATGTGCCCGTCCGTCACCTCCACGTCCACCACGATCCCGAAATCGATCATGATGCTCATCACGCCCTTCAACTCCGACCCGTTAATCATCACCGGGCCCACCGTGTGCAGCGCGTTGATCGTCGGCGTCCCCTCCGGCAGCGCAGCCGTTCCGGACGGAACGATCGGCTCGTTCGCCTCGTCGTACCGCGCCATGCACCGGTACGTCAGCTCCGCGAACCCGCCCTGTGCCGCCCGCAAACTCACCGGGTACACCAGACCCGCGGCCACCGTCATGCCCTGATGCACCGAGCCCACCACCGTCCGGCCCCCGTCCACCGTCCATTTCTGGAACGTGAACACCGCCGCGCTGGCTAACGCCAGACCGCTGATCCCAACCGTCGACAGCGCCGACATCTTCGTCGTCGAAAAATCGATCGTCGGCGCCTGGCGCATGATCGACACGTGAAGCGGCTCGATCCCCCCCGCCACCCCCGCCATCAGCAGCTCCGCCGCAGGATTCACCTCCACGCTCCGGATCTGGTCCACCAGCGTCCCAGCGATATCCGCCGCGTACAATCCAAATTTTGTGTCCAACGCCATCGCTACGCCCTCACCTTCCTTTGTCGCATCGGCCGTTTCGCCAGCTCGTCCGACAACGTCTCCCGCACCATGAAGTCGATCTCCTTCAACTCGTCCGGCGACAACCGCACCAGCTCCGCCACCTTGTCCGGACCCCGGCCGCTCCGGCCCCGGTCCTTCACGTACCACGGCGCCCGCATCCGAACCGTCACGCTCCCGCGCGTCGCGCGTATCACCGCCGCGCTCATCATCATCCGTTTCGTCTGCCCCGGCGCACGGTTCTTACGAGGCTTACCGATCAGGTCCAGCTCCCCCGACATACCCGTCCGACGCTTCGCGGTCTTGTACGACTCCTTCCGCTCCTGATACCCGTACTTGTCCCGCGCCCCCGTCCTAAAATGCTCCCGCAACCGCTTCGCGTGCCACCATTCCCCCACGCGCTGCAACGCTACCTGGATCGCGTCCCGAAACGTCCGCACCGGCCACGCCGCAAGGTTCGTGTCGTACTCCAACGTGTACCGCAACCCAATGTTCCGCCTCGCCATCAAATCTCCCAATCCGCGCTTATGACGCAGCTCATCACGTGCCCTTCCACCGCCTCCCGCATCCGCGTCCCCCGACGCTCATCCTCCGGCACAATCCCCACGAACCGGTGGTACCCCTGCGACCCGTCCTCGCTTAGATCCCATAAATCTTCGATTATTCCCCCGATCTGGTTCCGGAAAGCGCGAATCGCATTGTCCGCCTCCGCGTCCCCCACATACGCCGCAGCGATCGACGCCTCGATGTAGCACAGCGCAGTCCCCGTCACCAGATGCTTGTCCTCCGACCGCGGCGTCTCGATGTCCAGCATGCAAAACGGCGCAGTCGGGCTCCGGTCCGCTGCACGTGCAATGTCCTCCTCGTGAAACACACCCTCATGGATGTATGCCGCCGCCCCAGCCGCGTCCTCAGCCCCTACCCACGCCTGCCACGTCGAACTGTTCGCCAGCATCAGCTTCAACTTCGCCGACGCATTCGCCAGCAAATTGTCCGCCGCTACATCCGCCACCTATCTCCTCCCCCTATTCCTGAGTTCCTGAGTTCCTCATTATCATCACCATCTCCGAACCCGCCGCGTCCGAACCCCCCGAGTCGCCACCCCTCGCGTCGCCACCCGCCGAATCCTTATCGCCATAACCCCATCACGCCTTCACCCGATTACAAATCCAAAATCCTACAGCTTCCCTTCCCGGCTTACCCACTCCCGCTCGAACCGTTCCACGCCCAACACCGCCGACCCCGCCTGCCGGTCCCGGATCTCCCGCACCGTCCACGCCGCCCGCTGTATCCACCACCGGCAAAGCATCCCCCGACCCCCCCGATACCGTCACCGTCGTCGCAGCCGCCATGCTTACACTCATCCCCACGCGCAACCCGCCCGACGCCCACAGCACATTCACCAGGTCCTCGGCAGATACCCCATGACCCGCAGCAACCGTCACCACCCCGTCATCATCATCCGTACGCGTCGACAGCGTCCCCGACATATCCCCACCGCGTACACCGTAGTGCACCGCGTCCCCCATCTGCGCCAGCAGATCCTCCACCGCCGGCGTCAATATGCTGTCGAATTCAGACATGCCCCAACCTCAGAATTCGGCGACTGGCCCAACCCAGCGGCTTATCTCTCCCTGATTTCCTGAGTTCCAGATACGTCCGGTCCCGCCTTTTTCCGCCGCACCGGACCGCGTACAACCGGCGCAATCTCGATCTGATACTCCGCGCCGACCGAAAACGCCGCCGCCCAGACCCCGGCCACCTCCGGCAAATCAATCAACCCCGCCGAAGCCGACCCCACGTTCGGCCGCAACTGCAGCCGAAACGTCCCATCGCCCCGGTCGCGTTTCCCGATGCACCGCGCCGTCAACCGCAAACCAGCCATCTCAATCTCCTCGATCAAAAACCCGCATCAGGTCCAAGCAACGCAGCCGCGTCTCCTGATTTCCTGATTTCCAGATTCCTAACTCCCGGCCGCCACCGCCGTCACCGTCGGCGCCGCCGAGCCACGATACGTCACCCGGTACGGTATCTCGACGTCCCCCCGTTCCGCGCTCACCTTCACCTTCACCCGGGCCCCTTCCGCGCCGACCAACCCCAGGCTGAACTCCTGGCCGCTCTCGCTGTCGTCCAGCGTCCCGTCCCCGTTCGCCGTCACCTGTGTGCCCGTCGCTCGAGTCCTCCAATTCGTCCCGTCCACCTTGCTCACCACAACCGAATCCAGCGTGTCCGCAGCCGTCGCAACCTTATCCCAGCCCGTCGTCGCCTTGTTCCAGTCAAACGCTATCCGCACGTCCGCTAGGATCACACCCGTGTTCGGCTGCACCGTCAGCAACGTCTGGAACCCCGTATAATCCGCCGCAGACACGTCGATGTCCGCCACGCCCGTCGACGCAGCCGGCGCGCTGAATTGCATCGTTCCCTTCGCGTACGCCATCAGCGACGTTGTGCTGTCCACGTCCGTCGCAGCCGTGTCCCCCTTGTTCCCGATGATGTGCTGCGTCAGCCGATTCGTCGTCTCATCCACCTGCGCCACACGCGACTGCGCGTACACCGGCGTCGGATACGCCCAACCCAGCACCCCCGTCACCGCCACGTACGCCAGCGCCACGCTTACCACCAGCAGCAACGCCATCGCCAACGCCAAAAACATCCGCTTCATCGCTCAACCTCCAGTTACGACGGCCCCGCCGCCGACATGCTCCGCCGCATTATCCCGGGGCCATGACGCGACGACCCCGCCGCGCCACAGCCTCCACACACAACACAGACTCCGGACTCCAGACTACGGACTCCAGACTACGCCTCGTCCTTCGGCGCCGTCGTACCGCTCAGGTTCTGAACCACGTACACGCAATCCTTCGCGCCCACCTCGCAGTCCCACGCAACCCGCGCCTGGAACGCGATCCGGCTCACCAGGTACGACTCCGTCTCCATACCCAGCGTCAGGTACTCGAGCCCAAACGCCCACTTCCGAACGAACTGACGCGGGAACGGGCCCAAGTACCACGCGCTCGTGCTCAAATCGTCCAGCTTCGGGCTCGATAGCGAACGCGGACGATACTTCCCGCGGAGACCCCACGCGCTCAGCTCATTGATGATCCCCGACTCGTAGTCCTGATTCAGAATCTTCCACGCCAGGGCATCCAGCGTGTCCGGGACCAGCAATATGCACTGCGCTAGCGGAATCGCAATCCGCTCGCCCCGGTTGTTTTGCATCGCCGCCAAGACCGCCCGGGCCGCGTTCAAGTCCGTCGTGTCCGCCAGCGCGTTGTTCTGCACACGCGTGCCGCTCGGCGTACGCGTGCACGGCGTGTTCGCCGTCGCGGAATACAGCGCCGTCCCTGCGCCGTTCCGACGGTACACGTACGGCTCTGCCGCGCTCGACGCTGAACCGTCGTGGTCCGTTACCCGACGAAGCGTCTGCGTCTCGATCCGGTCCGCCGCGATCTCGCCCAGACCCTCGACCAACTGCCGTATCCGGCCCACCTCGTTCCGCTCGAACATCTCCCGCGTGATCGCGATTCGACGACCGTTCCGCTTGCTCAGCACCGCGGCGAATTCCTCATCCGCCCCGATCACCGGAAAGTCGGCCGTCTCCTGGACCTCCTCCACGTTCACGTCCAGCGCGCTTACCGCGGCATAGATGCTCACGCGGTTCGGGTCCGGATCCTCCGTCACCAGCTCCTGACCGATCGTCGGCACCGCCTCGTACGCGTCCTGCATGCCCGCCACCGTCAGCAAGCCGCTCAACAGCGGCAGCGCGCTCGCCATGATCGTGCGCGTCTGGCCCATCACCTCCATATGCGCCGGGACCTGCACGTCCGCAAACGCGTTGTAGAACCGAGGCAGATACCGGATCTTGCCCCAGCCCAGCTCCCCGCGATTCGCCAGGTCCTGCGCCTTCCGAATGAACGCCGCAGGCTCACGCTTCGCAATACCGCGCAGGCTCTCGATGTCCATGTAGCCGTCCCCGACAACCAAATCCGACCGCAGCCGGGGCTTCGGCCGCTCCTTCACTTTCGTTTCCACCTTCGCTCCTCCTCACTTCCTGAGTTCCTGAGTTCCAGATTCTTCCTCCGGACTCACCGCCTCGCTTCCTCATCCAATCGCCCGGCCGCGCACCCGAATGACCGTCTCCTACCTCCAGATTCATCTGCCTCTGGCGGACTCCAAACTACGTCTGCAGCGCCGCGTAATAGCTCGCCGCAGCCTTGATCGTCATCTCCACGTAGCTCGTCGACTTCACCGTCGTCCCCATGTCGACGATCCCCCCGGACGACAGATGCTCCTGTTTCGACGGGTAATGCGCCTGGCCCACCGCATTCCCCAGCACGTTGTTCCCGCTCGTCGTCACCTTCTGCGACGACGACCAGTACAGCGACGCGCCCAGCGCAACCGCAGCAGCCGTCGCCAGCTCGTACTCGAACACGTCGCCTGGCCGAGGCACTATGATCTCGTAGTACCCCGCCCGATCCCCGTCCTTCACCTCCTCGTTCGCGACCGCGATCACAGCCGCCATCGACTGGTCCGCATCCAGCGGAATCCAGTTGCCACCGCTCAGCTCCAGAAGCTCCCCCTTCTTGATCGCCTGCGTACCGCCCGCCTGAAACAGCCCCTTCATCACCAGCCGCTTCGTCGCGCCGTTCAAATTGCGCAACCACGCTACCTTGTTATCCGCCATTGTCCTCTCTCCTCCTTACCCCGCTCCCGCGAGCTCTCTCCGACTTCCCGATTTACCCGCCTCTGGCGGGTTCATTCTCAGCCGCCCAGCGCACGAACGAACGCGTCATCACCCACGTCCGCCAGCGCCGGCGCCGTCTCCTTCTCCTTATCCTCCCCGTCGCCCCCGGCCGACTGCACGATCTTCTGCGGCTCACCCGTGCCTACCGGCGCAGCCGCACTCGTCATCCGCTCCTGCATCGCCGAACGCGCCTCCTCCACCGTCTTCCCTTGGACAATCAGCGCGTCCGCAAACGCCCCCAGACCACGCGGCGCAATCGCCCGGATCGCGCGCGCACGACGCTCCTCCTCCGTCGCATCCACAGGCCCCGCCGACCCGACGACCCTTGCCGGACCGCCAGCCTCCGGCGGAGGCATCTCGTCTGCACGAACCGTACCCGCCTGCAGACCCTGCGCCCACGTCCGACGACCGTCATCCAGCGCGTCCAGAAACGCCGCCGCAGTCGACTCGTCCGCGTCTTCCCGCAAACCTTGCGAACGCAGATACTTCAAAACAACGTCCTTCATCCTCGCGTCCTCCTTCTCTCCCGCACCGTCCAACCGCTCCAGCACATGCCGAAGCGCAGTCGCCAGACCGCGCACATCATCCGCCTCGCCAAACATCCGGCGCACCGCATCCGGGTCCGCCGGCACACAAACCAGACTCACCTCGAACAGCACAGCCTCCCGGATAATCGTCGCCGGGCCCACAACCTCCACGTCCCCCAGCATCACCGTCACCCCCCCCTCCACCTCCCCCACTCGACGCGGAATGAACCCCACCGACACCGCGTGCAGAAACCCCCCC